TAGTTATATTAGTAGGCGTTACACCTGTATTCCCTAAGTAACTTACTGTTCCTGCTATTATATTACCCTGACTTGTTACAGTAAATCCGCTAAATGTAGCATCAGTACAAACTAAATTAACTTTAGGTGCTGCGGTTGTAGGTTGTGAAAAAGCTGGTGGTGTACATTCTAATTCCGCACCTGCATTAGTATACCCATCGGGTACTGTGAAAACAAAAGTTAAAGTAACATCAATAGCGGTAGAACCATTATTTGCAGGAACTGACGTTATTGTGCTACCTCCAGAATCTTCTATACGAAGTAAATGTGCTATTGAATAACTAGGATTTGATATAACACCAGTTGCAGATATACTTCCACCTGTTAAATTTACATCAGTACAATCTAAAGCATCTGTACAAGTTGAACTAACAGTAAAAGGATTTGATACAACCGTACAAGCATCGGCACTATTAAAAGCCATTATCTTAATTCTTGCAGTTGCACAAGAACTTCCAGTAGTGAAAGTAAGTGTATTACCAACTATTGAACTTGAAATCGCAGTTAAAGCAGGGTAACTTAAAACTTGGTAACCACTTATTGTAGCACCTGAACCTGCAGTAAAGTAAGTTGACAAATCTATACTTGTTCCTGTAGAAGTTAAACCAGTTATATCGGATATTGTCCCTGCAAATGTAGGACAATTACTATTTTGTGCAGGGTCTTCTGAAGGTGTTTGAGTTGGTTGGTCTACAGTTTGTACACAATCTATTGAACCGTCTGAAGTGTTTGAGTAGCCATCTGGTATCTTAATTGTGTATGTTACGCTTCTTGATATTGGACTACCAGTTGTGTTTTCAGGAAATGTATTTGCAGTTCTATCTATTATAGTTCCTTCTAGTAAAGTAGGTTCTGTTATAACTCCTGCACTACTTACCGCATAATTTAAGGGGTTAGCAGTTGTACAATCAAAGATTCCTAATGATACAGTAGGTTCAACTGACTCTATAAAGAATGGACTTCGTGCATTTATTTTTGTACTCATTACTTTTTATTTAATGTAAACTTTAAAAATTCTTCTACGTCTAATCCGTATGCTTCTATTAATTGGTCTGGTAATTTTCTAAAAGCACGTTCAAATGGTTTAGTAAAAAACAAACTAGGCTTTAACCCTTTATTAAATATACTTCGTGAAATCAAAAAAGCAGTAGTATTATAACTCATAAACTTTCCTGTTTTTTTATCTCTAAATTGAAACCTTTTTTTATTTACCCATTCTTTTATACTATCGGACAAACCCCCAGTAGTTTTTCCTCCACCTGCACTTTTACCAAACTTTGCTTTAGTTTTGTATTTAGCAGTTTCAGAGTAAGTACTTTTATAACCTCTAACACCTAAATCCTGATAGTAACCATAATCTTCCATAAAGAAAGAAAGCTTAATAGAGTTAGGCATAACTTTTACTTTACCTTCAAGACTATTATATAGTTTATTACTAACATTCTTTTTATATAACCTAGACTTAGACTGATTAATAACAAAGTCTTTAAATAGGTCTAATGCTTCTTGTGTTTTACTATTTGTTAGCATACGGTCATATCGTTTTGTACAATTACATCAAATGTTGCAACCCATCCTGCTAACTTGTTTTCAAATCTATCTACAAAAGGTTCACATCCTACTGCTCCTTCTACTTGGTATAAGTCTGTATATAGATCACCTCTTTGCAGTATTGCTATTAGTCTATTTACTACTGCTAATTGTGTATTTAATACGTCTTGTTCGTTGTCGTTTCCTACAAATATATCTGTAACTTCGTCTTTAGATTCGTCAACAATATCCATAGCTAGAACACTAATATTAAAAGTGAGTGTATTGTTTAATACATTGCAGTTATTTACTATGATATGTGATAATGGGAATATAGTTTGTTTGTTTAAATCTACATCATCCAAACTACCGTAAGAAACCGTATTTACAAAAGGCTCTGCATTTAGAGTTTCTTTTATTTTATCCGTTACGTTGTAAAATCCTGTCATCTGTTTTTAATTAATTGTGCTTCTAATTGGTTCTTTTCTTTTTCAAATACTAAATACATTAAACATTCGTGAAAGTTTAGTTTAGTGATATGTTCAAACCTTGTAACATCCCCTTTAGCGATTCCATAGATTGACTGATACCATCCCCATTTTTTGCCAAAGTTTGCAGCTGCTCCGTAGTCAGTTCCTTCGGTACTTCCTGACTCAAATAATTCAGGGTAGTTTTCAATAACTCGTTGTTTAAATTGTAAAAAAAAAACATACAGCCCATTACTACATCTAGTGGCATACCCTTCATTACGTCAGCATTATCCAACCCATCGTATTCTTCTATTTGGTATCTACTCCCTTTGTCTAGTGTAATTGGTCTATAAAGGATCGCCATTGCTTTGTGCATTGTTTCCCAGTCCGTAAAGTTTTCGTCTAAGTCTACATACTCGCCAAGTGTCATATCGTCAAGCACAGGAATAAAACCGTAATTAACTCCTTTGTGTTTAAACTTTGGAATTAAATCCTGTTTGTTTTCAAATAAGTTATTTATGTCGTTTAGTATTTCTTGAACGTAGGTAAATTTTATTTTAGCAATATCTTTTAAATTAAGGTTGCAAAATATCTCAACTGTTTTGTGCATTATAAAACCTGTATCTTCATTTTCTTTAGTATTTATTTTAGAAAACTTTTGATACTGTTCTAAGGTAATCTCAGATAAACTACTTGGTACTTGTATTTCTACTTTTATATTATAACAATAAAAAAAAAGGTTATTTGTATAAAACAAAAAAGGGCTGTATTACTACAACCCCTTATTGATTTGTATTATTTGTATTCTTTATAGATTCTTTCAAGCTTTTTCCATACTCCATTTAAGAAGCAGGAATTACACGCTGTTATTTCTCTTTTGTCATTAAAAACCCTATTGTAAATATTTAATAAGTTTTTTTGTTCTTCAGCATCTACATTTTTTAGTACTCCTATTCTTTCAGATAAATAATTAAATTCGGCTTCTGTTAAGCAGTTAGGTTTATAATGAGGGAATAAATAATTTAGTTTTTCTTTACGTTCTTCACAACCGCAATCGTCTCCCGCTATAAACTTAACAGCTTTTTTTATTCCAGTTGCTTCAGTAAACTTTTCAACTACATCGCCAATTCCTTTGCTTTCTTTGTCGTAGTTCTTTTTCCATTCTTTGTATGCTTTGCTTCTTTTGTCTCCTTTAAATTCTTCCATAGTCTTCGTTTTTATAGTCTAAATAATCTTCGTTTAATTTTTCTCTTATGTCTTGTTTACATTTTTTTAGGGTATTAAATATGCTTACCCAACTTATATTAGTTTCTTCTGCTAGTTTTCTAATACTCATGTCAGTTTGTGAGTATAAAGTCCAAAGCTTTTTATCGTACCAACTCCAATCATCCGCAACTTTATCTACAAGTTTGCATACTTTGTGATAAGCTTCCTGTTCTTCCAGGTTAGTAGTATCTTCTATTTGTAAGAAGCATTTTTCACTATCTAATCTTATTTTGCTTATTTTATTTTTTTGATTATAGTACTGTAGAAATAAAGTCCTTAATACAAAAAACATATACCCTCTACTCATTTTACCATCTTTTATAATTTTGTCTGGATCAGCGTATTTTATAAGAGTAAAATAAGATTGCTGTACTAAATCTTCTGCGTAATTATATTCCCCAAAGCCATTAACTATTTTAATCCATTCATCATGCCTTTTAGCAACTATTTTTAGCCATGTTAAATCTTTTATCTTTTTACCCTTCATATACTTAAACAATAAAATATTTTACCAAATGTTATATTCTCCTTTATGTGGATTTGCTAATTGATAGGAAACGGAATACCTCAAGGCATCAAGCAAATGGTCGAATTTAGAAATAGGAGTTTGTGATTTTTTTTCTAACCAAACGTAGTTTTTAAGTTCATTAATTAAGTTTTTACTTTTAGGGTCAATAATCAATTTGTAATCTTGTATCATAGCAATACCAAATACTATTGATCCTTGACCTTTAATAGCAGGTTCAATGTTACAGTATTGTTTAAGTGAATTTATTAGGCGGGGGTCAGAAGAGTCTGCAATAATTAAATCATTACCTGCATATTTTTTATTTAAGTCTCCTAACTGCGTTGCTGTTAATTTTGTTAGGTAAAAACATTCTTGTACATAAATAATTTTATTCTTTTTATCTATGTTAGTTTTTAAAAGAGTTAAGGGATCATTGGAAAATCCAAAGTCTTGACCTAGTACTGTTTTTCCTACTGTTTGAAATTTCCCTAATTCCCAATTTTCATATATAGCCCCTAGTAGTTTTCCTTGTCTCCCAAGACCATAAACATTATACCAGTTTTTCCAATACTTGTTTCCAGTTTCAGCTTTGGCTTTAGCTGTTAGTATTTCTTCTATTGCAGATTTCGGTGCAGCTTCATTGTCTTTATAAGTTAGTATTACTTTTTGTGAATTACGCTGACCTTCTATTTCAGTATTTACCCAAAACTCGCCTGTAGGATTAAAATCTAAATAGATAAATTTAGACGTACGTATTGCTAATTGTTGGTATGATTCAAAGTCTACATTATTGCACTCGTTAATAAAAAGTATATGCCTTCTACTACCTCTTAATTTAGATGGGTTATCCGCACTGAAAAATTCTATCCACGAACCGTTTACAAAGTTATAAGTCATAGAAGAACGATTATAACTTTCTTCTTTCCAGTTATTAGACCATAACATTATTTTTTTAAAATCACGTATTACTCCACGCTTAAGGTGTGGTACAGATTCAGATACTACGCTTATTTCACTTCTTGAAACTCTAGTAGCGTAATCAATTAGTAAAGGCAATATGGAAAACGTTTTGCTTGACGAAGTACCACCTTGCACAATTCTAACACGCTTACGTAATTTCGCTATCTTCTTCTGTGCTGTCGTCTGTAATAACATCTATATCTAGCTTGTTGAATATGGGCTGCTCTGCTTGGCTTAATTCCATTGTTTGTTTTACCGCACCGTACAAAGAGTCCATTAGGGCTTTATAAGCTGATACATCCCCTTTAATACCTTTATTTATCATTGCTAGGGTTAGTATGTCTTCTTGGCTTAAATGCTCTGTAAGTCCGTTTATGGGGTTTTTATAATCCCTTCCTGCTTCCATCCATCTTTTAACAATAGTCGATCTATTTAATGACCCTTTTGGTCTTCCTTTTGGATTGCCTGAAACTCCTTTTTCCCAATATTTTAAGTTGTCTTCTTTTGCCATTTTATCGCTGTTAATTCGTTGTTTTTGATTTAAAACATTTCAATTTGCTTCTCGTTTTGTTTTTTTATAACACCTATTGCAGTTTCTAGTATTGTTTTACTAGCTTCATAGTCTACTAAGTTGCGGGCTATTTTGTTTGTGGGTTGTCTTCCTTTGTATTTGTAAAAATCGTAATCGTGAAACTCACATAATTTTTTAACTTCGTTTGTACCACTAGATATTTTTGCTTGTTCTCTTTTAGACAATTCACTTGGTAAATTAAAGTTTGTCCAATACAAATGCCTACCTCTTTTTTTTGCAGGTATTAATGGCTCATAATATGGTATTACGTTTTCAACTACATATTTACCCTTAAAACGAGCATCTTTTCCTTTTGATACAGTTTCTAATAATATTATTTCTTCATACAATTTCATATCAGGGTATTTTGTTTCTAAATTAGGATTCCAACCCCTAGCTCTACTATGTGTAGGGCATGGGGGAGAACTCCATATAAAGTCAAACTCTTTGTAATGGTCAAGTAAATATTGATGTGCATCTGCTACTATTACTGTATCGTTTGGAAATCTTTCTTGATAGAGTTTTGCAAGTTCTTCATCCCATTCTACAGCTGTAACTTCTACATCAGTAACCTCATCCCATTTGTACCTATTGCCACCTAAACAAGCGTAAAGATTTAATATTTTCATATATGTTACTTTTCTATTTTAATGTTTCACAAACTTGTATGGATGGATATGGGTTTTTACCTGAGTGATAACCGATCATTAGATTAATGTATTTTCTATGACTTTCTTTCTTGGTGTATTTTAAAACAGACGTATAATATTGTATCATGTCTTCGGGGGTTACTTCTCTTTTTTCTTTAATCATATACAGTAAGGCATAAATCAATTAATGGTAAATAAAGCACGTACATAATGCAGTCCTTTTGTTCGTAATGTCTAAACCCAAACAAGATGCCCGGATAAATTCCGAGAGTCAGTTCCCAATCATTTTTCATTACGTTTGTTTTTTTTAGCAGAAACAGATAAAACTGCTGTTATTATTTTGCTCTGATTGAGGAAGCAAGAATTAAAGAACGTATTCTGTTTTTTCATATATTTTTCCGTTAATCTTAATTTGTAAATTAGAATCTAGCTTTTGCATTCTATCTATTATCACTTGACAATATTTAGGATCAAGCTCCATTCCGTAGCACTTTCTT